AAACAAAATTATCAAAAAGGAAAAAATGTAAAAGTCTCTGAAAATAATTATATATTTAATAATAAAATATTTAAAAATATTAAAAATCTTTTTGATAAAAAAGTAGATCAATATTTAAAAGAAGTTTTACAAATTAAAAATGAAGTCTATGTTACTCAAAGTTGGACAACTATTAATGATAACACTGTTCATCATTCTCATAGTCATAAAGGAGCTTTTTTGAGTATTGTTTTTTATCCAGAAAGCAAAGGAAAAAATACTATTTATTTTGAATTAGGTAAAAGTAGTATTCAAGAAGCATATGATTTTTCATATAATCCAATTCAATACAATATATATAATAGTGAGACTTGGCATCTTCCTACAAATGAAAAAGATTTATTTATATTCCCTGGTTGGATAAGACATAATTCAGTAAATGAAGGAAGCAAAATTATGGTAGGAGCAAATTACTTTTTAAAAGGTAATTTAGGAGAAAAAAATAGAAAAGATTTTCTCTATTTAAAATAATAGGTATTTAAATTGAACTCAATTGTAAAAAGATTTTCTAAGAATTTAGAGTCTACAGAATATCCTAAGAGTGAAACATCTTGGAATATTGCAGGTATTATAAAAGGTCAAAATGCCTTTTACAGATTTGATATTAGAGACATGATAAAACTGCCAGACGGCACACCTGCTCAAAAATTTAAAACAAATACTAAAGCTGATAAAATGGTATTAGAAATAGGTAATGAGTGGATTATTTTAGATTTAGAGGAATTACATAATTACTTAAAAAAGAATAAACTAAAAAAAGTATACGTAAATGATTTGATACCTAAGCTAGAATGGACTATATTTTTGTCCAAAAACTAGTATAATAGATCCTATGGCATTAAAAAAAGTCAAATTTGCAGCAGGTTTTAACAAACAAAGTGTACCCTCAGCTCTTCCAGGACAGTGGGTAGATGGCGACTTTGTACGTTTTAGATATACAGCACCAGAAAAAATAGGTGGTTGGACACAACTTACACAAGCTAATGAAACAGTTCCCGGAGCAGCACGAGCTCAATTAGCGTTTACTAGTTTAAAAGGTGAAAGATATACGGCCATTGGAACATCACAAGGGTTATTCTTATATTATGGTGAAGCGTTTTACGACATCACTCCTTTAGATACAGCAATCACTGGAGCTACATTTGATACATTTTCTAGTCAAAATAATGTTACAGTAAACAAAGTTGGTCATGGATTAGAAGTTGGAAGATACGTAACGTTCACATCAGTTACACCACCCACAGGATATGTAGCAACAGATTTTACTGACGGAGCTTTTGAAATATTAACTGTTCCAAACAATGATACTTTTACTATTCAAATGAGAGTCAATGCTTCTGGCGCTGCCTCTGCTTCAGGATCAGCTAGTATTAATCCATACGTTGAAGTAGGACCAACATTTCAAACAAAAGGCTACGGTTGGAGCACATATTTATGGGGCGACTCTACATGGGGAACTGAACGTGGAACAAGTAATGTAATTTTAGATCCTGCTAACTGGTCTTTAGATAATTTTGGAGAAGTATTGGTTGCAACAGTATTTAATGGCAAAACTTTTACGTGGAATGCAGGAGCGACTAATCCACGAACAGTGAGAGCTTCACAGTCAACATCTGGTTTTTCTACTTCTGCAAATCCAACTGCAACTAGATTTACATTAGTTTCAGATAGAGATCGACATTTATTTCATTTTGGAACAGAAACAACTATTGGCAGTTCTTCAACCCAAGATCCTATGTTTGTAAGATTTTCTAATCAAGAAGACCTTAATACTTATTTACCTAAAGCTACTAATACTGCGGGAACATTTAGATTAGATACAGGAAATAAAATTACTGCAGCTTTACAAGGAAAAGATTATGTATTTGTATTAACTGATTTAGCTGCCTATGTTATTCAATTTGTGGGTCCACCATTTACTTTTTCTGTAAGACAAGTAGGTACAAATTGTGGATGTATTGCTCAACATGCAGCTAGTTATGTCAACGGCGCTGTATATTGGATGTCGGGCGAAGGTGGATTTTTTATGTACGATGGTACGGTTAAAGCTTTACCATGTCTCGTAGAAGATTTTGTATTTACTACACGTAATGGAGATTTAGGAATTAACTATGATTCGGCGGCCACAGTCTTTTCAGCACCTAACACTTTGTATACAGAAGTAAATTGGTTTTATCCTAAAGCAGGATCAGAGCAGATTGATAGATGTGTAACTTATAATTATCAAGAGAACTGTTGGACCACTAGTTCTTTAGACAGAACTACTTATCAAGATCAAGGTGTGTTTAATTTACCTTATGCAACAGATTATGAAGCAACAAACACTCCAGTTTTTGCGGAGATATCCGGCATTACAAATAAATACGGAGCATCAATATATTATGCTCATGAAATAGGAACTGACCAAGTTAATAGTTCAGGAACTACAGCAATCGCAGCATTTATTAGATCAGGAGATTTTGATATTGATGACGGAGAATTATTTATGTCAATGAGAAGATTTATGCCTGACTATAAATTTTTAGTAGGTAACTCAAAAGTAACTTTGTTTATTTCTGACTTCCCTTCTGATATTCAAACAGGGTCACCTCTCGGACCTTTTACAATAACAAGCACTACAGAAAAAGTAGACACCAGAGCAAGAGGAAGACTATTATCATTGAAAGTAGAAAACGATGCTGCAGGACAAACGTGGCGTTATGGTAGTTTTAGAATGGATGCTCAACCAGACGGAAGGAGATAAAATGACAAAAAAACTAAACATTAAAAAAGCTATTAAGAAACCAGGTTCTTTAAGAAGAGCTTTAAATATTAAAAAAGGTGAAAAAATACCTTTAGATAAATTAAACAAAGCAGCTAAAGCAAAAGGCAAGTTAGGACAAAGAGCTCGTTTTGCTAAAACATTAAGAAAAATAAATAAAGCATAATGGCAAAGTTAACTAACTACATACCAGAACCTAAACAAGATTATGATGTAGAAAATCAAAGACAAATTATTGAGTCTGTAACAACTATGAAACAACAACTTAATTTTTCTTTTCAAGAAGATTTAAAAAACGAACAGGATGCATTTAATTATTTTTTATCATGACCATACAATATAAAAATCAAGGTTTTAAACAGGCCGATACAAACAAAGCTACAGTGCTTACTTGTCCTACTACTGGGGCAATCATAGTTAAAAGTGTTTATTGTGCCAACAATGATGCGTCATCATCTATTTTAGTAAACATGAATTTTGTTGATTCATCAGATTCAAACACTGAGTATGAATTTTTTAGAGATGATGTACCTGGTAAATCACAAGTAAATGCTTCACCTCAAGGCTTGAATTTAGAAGCAGGTGATGCTATAACTGTGCAAGCAGCTACAGGAAGTAATAAGATACAAGGCCTGATAAGTTATGCTTTAATAAATAGAGAGAATGAAAACGGATAATTTAACAAAAATAAATTGCACTACGATAACGACGTGGCGTAATACAAAGACAGGTAAAATATATAAAGAAAAACAAGAAGGGCCTGATATTGCGCAGGATGTAACTGTTCAAGTGTCTCCGAAAGGATTAGAAGTTCTTCAGAAAGTAATGCAGAAACAAAATGAAAAACCAAAGTCCTAAAGGCGGAACTGAACTACAACTAGAGTTTTTAAATAAATACATTAAAAAAGAATTATTAGATCAAGTACAAATTTGTACAAGTGTTCCAGGTAAGGTTCCAATTGATCCTAATAAGGTAAATATACTTTGGCAAAAAAATTCTTACGACCAACCTAATTTATATCCTTGGTTTAAAAATAAAGCTAATCATCACAAATATGATTGGTATGTATTTAACTCGCATTGGAATTATGAAAAATTTAGAATGATGTTTGGTTTACCTTGTCACAAATGTTTAGTAATTAAAAATGGAATAGAAAACATAGGAAAAGCTAAACCTTATCAACAAAATAAACCCATAAAAATTATACATCAGAACACTCCTTGGAGAGGATTGAGCGTATTATTGGGCGCAATGCAATTAATAAAAAACCCACTCGTTAGTCTAGATGTATATTCTTCAACAGAAATATATGGCAAAGAGTTTTATGAAAAAAATGATTACAATTATACCGCGCTTTATAAACAAGCAAAAGAATTACCTAACGTAAATTATATTGGTTACAAACCTAATGAGTACATTAGAGAAAACATTCACAATTATAATATGTATGTGTATCCAAGTATTTTTGAAGAAACGTCATGTATATCTTTATTGGAATCTATGGCTGCAGGTCTTTACTGTATTACAACTAATTATGGGGCTTTGTTTGAAACAGGTGCAGAGTTTCCTATGTATATACCTTATGATACTAACTATAGAAATTTATCTGAAAAATTTGCTTATGGTATTGACGCAGCCGCTCTTACTTTGCATGAGCCTACTATTCATCGTCATTTAGAAGATCAATCTAAATATGTTAATAATTATTATAACTGGACCAAACAAGCTACATCTTGGGCCCGATTTTTACAAGGAGCAATTAATGCAAAAAAGTAATACGCCCTCGGGCAAAAACAATGAACCCATCTGGTTTAATAAAACAGATTCGAG